ATCCTTATAATCGAATTACTTGCATCGGCAGTTGGAAACTGAATTGTGAAAGTGCCAGATGTTGAAGTTTTATTAGATGTAAAATCTAATACACACACTGCTTTATCACTATTAGTGTCATTATATATTAAAGCACCCATTGCAGTGATTGTTGCAGTGGTAAAGCTTAAATCAGCAAAATCTGTAAAAGCAGTTGTTCCAGAGGTAGTTGGTGCAACTTTAGTTAGTGTGCCTCCTCCAGAAGTATAAGAACCACTATTTGCAACTTCTCCAGTTGTTGTAAATGCAGTCGTTGCTGCTCCTAATGTCGCAGTTGTAGAAGATTTACCCCCTCCACCTTCTGCATATAACGCTAATTTAAAAGCGTTTCCGTTTGTTGCAAAATTATGTGTGCCAAGAAGTAACTCTTGTTTAAATGCAGTACACATTGCTTGTGCTATAGCCATATTAAAGTCTCCTTATATATTCAGCCGTCTCTTTTTGACCACTTGATCTTAGAACTTGAATTATACTAGCACGTTCCTCTCTTCTTGCCAATAATATATAATGATACAAAACTCCTTTAAGTTGCTCTTTAAATAATTTAGCTTGTTGTCTCACATGAGGTGGTGCTTCATCTGATATACCTGCTATCTTATCAACAGCTAAATCTGCTATTTGTTCGTTTGTTAACCCACCACCTTGTGATGTTTTAATGTTAACACTTCCAACTGTTCCTGATCCTAAATCAAACATTTTTCTTCTCCTCATAACTTATGCCAGGTATGTCAACTCTACCAATTAAATTAGGCTTAGAGTCTAAAGGCTCTGGTGGTTCTAATTTTGACTTTTTTGTTATTAACATATTACCTTGTGTGGTTGTGGAAACAAGTGGGTCATCAAGCCTATGGTATCCATAAAGTTTTTCATCGTCTGGAACATTCATATCTAGTAAAGATGAACTATTTGCTATATGAACTTTAATTTTTTTTGAAATAGCTATAGCCAACCAAAACTCACAACAGGCTCTGCCTGCCTCTGCAAAAGCGACACTTTTATGAGTAAAATCTATTCCATACAAATGTAAATCTGACACTTTTTGTGATACTGCATAACCTAAAGAGTATGACACTGTATTATTAAAATAAGCATAGCCAGTTTTTTGAATAACTTCTTGTAAAGGATATTCTATAACGTCAGGACATCTTTCATCTAAACAACAAGAATATATTGGTATGTCTTTTTTAGTTAGAAGTCTTTCTGTCATTACGTCTGTTTGTTTACCAGCATTAGGCGTATCAAGAAATCTTGAGGGTGGGTCCATCATAAAACATTTGTCATGGTAGATAACTCCAGACATAGAGTTTATCGTCCAAACTTCATCAAATTTTTCACTTCTTATCTTAGCTAATATATATTCTGAAAAACTATTGCCAAGTGCAACAATAGCTATGCTTTTGTTTTTCATTTTGCTACCTTCTATTGTTTTGGAACTCTGACCAAACCCTCCCTAAAAGCATCTGTATTTTCTTGTCCCTCACCATATACTTTAAGTCTACTCATGGCTTCTGTAAATCTTGCAGTATAAAGCTGTATTAAATCTGACTCACCTTTCATAAAAGTATATGCCTCAACAAGTGAAGCATACAATAAGGCATCAGGTGCATTTGTGCTTATCCATGTGCTTCCTGAGTTATCAGTCGTTAATGAAGCAGGTCTATAATAATAATGTAATTCAACGGCATAGCTGGAATCTGGAGTTGGTGCAACTATAAATGTATCGACATCAAAAGATGAATAAAATCTAGGACTACCAGTTGTGCTTGGATTTGGAGTAAACTCTTGAATGTAGTTTACATCTTTTTGCAATAAAAATACATTTGCACTATCTTTTACATAAGATAATGAGAAGGTTGCTAAATAATCAGATGGTTTTTCTAAAAATTTATTGCCACTTGTCATTGTTCCAGTCACATTTTTTCTGAAATAATCTAAATCAACAACTTTAAATATTCTTTCTTCTGCATTTTTTATGAAAAAAGGTATCTCTGCTACAAAAGTGGCTTCATCATTTTGTGTCCACTCTTGTATTGATGCTGTTAATGTAGTTAAGGTAAAACTCATGTCGTACTCACTGTAACTGTTCCAACTGAGGCTGTTGCACTAAAGGTATCTAATAAAGTTCCTATGTTTCCTAATCCAGTATTAGTGTAAACAATAAATTTTTTATTGTCATCTTTTACATCTGGTCTTGCATCTCTAATAGCTTCAAGATCTGTTCTTATTCTTGGTGGAGTTAGTTGTGGATGTTTTTCTTCATATTCATCATAACCAACTATGCTACCATTCCATTCTTTTCTCATATCTCTTATTCTGTAACGAAATCCAGAACGATCTGATATTCTATAAGCATATTTACCTTTAGCAAAAGCCATTATCCAACCTTATAATAATCTAACTTTGGTGTGATACTAAATGAAGATCTATCTCTGTCTTCACCTATAGCTCTTTCAAACTCCTCTTCATATACACTTTTTAACAATTGTATTCTGTCAGGAGCTCTTTTCATTGCAATGTAATATGCAAGTCCAGCAGTAAGACATGGAAAAAATCTAAAAGGCACTTCAAGTGTATTTACTTGAGTATCAGCATCTTGCATTCTTGTTAAAGCATCATAAACTAAAACATCAGTGCTATTCTCAGGTGTTGGATATAATTTTAGATTTGGTGTAATCTGTCTATCTAAAAAATATTGTGTTGCTCGACCTGTTGTTGATTTAGTTGGAATATTTAAAAAAGTATCTCTACTTATTCTACTCATACTAAAATCAGTACCTGATCTTCTTACAACCACTGATAAAACATCAATTATATCTGTTCCTAAACTATATTCAGCAGTCCCTGAAGTAAGAGATTGTGTTCTTTGTTCAATAGTCCATTGGTTCAAGCCACGATTTGCCCACTCTGCCAACATAATGTTCATAGAACGTCTGGCTGTTTGCAAATCGTAACCTGTCCTAGCTTCTAAACCACATCTTTCAAAAGCTTCTTCAATGTACTCTGCAACATCTAATTCAAAATTATTTGAACTTGAAGTTGTCATTAGGCTTTACCACCTTTTTTCATTTTTTTAGCCATGCCACCACCACGCATTTTTTTGGCAGCACCACCACCCATCATTTTTTTGACTTTACCTCCAGCCATCATTTTAGTAGCTGCTTTTTTTAATTGATCGCCCATAGCGTTCATTTTTCTAGGACTCATTGCCATTTTATTCTCCTTTTAAGGTTGTTGTAGTATTGTTGTCTTTGCTCATAAATCTCTTCAACATTGTACTCATTATAATATTTATCATAATAACCAAGTTTCTTCAATTTATTTGCACTTTCTTGTAGCTTTGTTAATCGTTGAACGAATATCAAAGCATATTCCTCCTTAACAATTTCTGCAAACGTGCCATCATCAATTAACTCGTTAACATCATCATCAGGGTGGAATCCCATTAACCAAATATCGTTTTGGTCAAATTTATCTTCATGTATTAATTTATTTAAATTAGTTAAATTATTGTGAAATATTTCATTATTTTCATAAGATAAATCAACAACTATAACTAAGTCTTTAGAATCATGAAATTTATTTATTAAAGTATAAACTATGTCATAATTGTTTGTAGTTTTTATAGCAAAACCTACTTTGTTATTTTTCCAAGCAGACTTTGCATAAGGACATGAAGGTAAATTATTATAATTTTCATTAGGAATTTCTAAGGCATATTTAGACCAAGCTTTTATTTCGTCACAAATTTTTTGCTCTAAACTCATTTTTTCTTTCTTCGCCTTACTGCTTGAACTCGTCTTGGTTTACCTGCTGGTTGACCTAATCTTTTCTTTTGAGCTATACGTTTTCTTTTTTCAGAAGCTGACATCTCAGATCCAGTTTTTGGAGTCTTACTGGATATTCTTTTTGATGGTCTGCAATAAGGTGTGCCACGTTTTTCACCCTTTTGTCTGCCACAAGGCTTGCCAGTTCTTTGATCTTTCCAATCTTCTTTAAACCATCGTTTAAGAGCAAGACCAGCTTTTGTTTTACGAACAGCCATTATCTAAACTTTGTAACTTTTCTTCTATTGTTCATAACTACACCACAACCTCGTGCAATGTTTGGATTTTTTGTTTTTCTTTTTCTTTTTTGTTTTGGTACAGAACCACCATTTTTAAAGTTTTTTGTAACATTTCCTTTTGAGTCTACAGAAAATCTTGCACCTTTTTTAAATTGTACTTTTCTAAGATCTTTAAGATCTTTCATAATTGACTCATTAAGTATGTCTTCTAATGCACGAATTTTAGGTTCACCACCCGTTTGCATTTTAACGACACCACCCATTGCTTTTTTCTTAGCTTTTTTACCACCTTTGCCATAGTTAGCTGCACCTACCTTTCGGCATTTAGCAATAGCTCCTGAAGCATAAGCTGATGGAAAAACTCTGTAACGAGCTTTTACCTTATGATAACAAGCGTCTTTAGGCATAATATCTTCCTTTCAATACTTTCCAACAGGTACACCAATATTTTCTCTTCATACATTGAGGACAATCTTTTAATGGCTCACCTCTTGCTCTTAGAACTTCTCCTTTTTTTAGCGGCACAATGTGCTTTTTCAGAAAATCCTTTAGGTCTTCTGCAATTGATTTTCCGTTTCCTCGCATTACTCCACTTCCTTTTTTGGGGAGGTTTCGACACTTGACGTGACATTTGTGACCTGCCCATTACCATTAGAAAAACTTCTCAAGAACTGCTACTCCTATAATAACTCCATAGATACCCCACAAACGAGTATCCAATTTGTTCAATTTATTGTTAATACCATCAAATCTAGCATTACATACAGACTCATGTTTTTCCAACATTTTTAATAATTCTTTACTTGTCATCTAACACTTCCATCTTCTTCTTGCTTGTCTTAACCTACTATTAGGATTTTTTGCTGCTTTTGGAAATTTTTTCATTTGTCCAGCAGATCTAGCACAAAAAGACTTTCTTCTTTTTGCAGCCTTACTGCCTGGTTTAACTTTACCAGTAACAGCAGTTTTAAGCTTACTACCTGGATTTTCACGTCTGTAACGTGCAACTCCAGCTTTAGTCATTCCCGCTCCACTTTTTGTGGAACGGAAATACTTTTTAGTTTTAGGAGGGTTTTTACTAGCCTTCCTAGCCATTACTCATAACTCTTTCTTACTTTCATGGTTATTGTGTAAGTATCTGCTGAAGAGTGTCCGACTGTAGTGAATAAAATATCACCTGTTACACCTGAACCAGCGTTGTTTACTAAACCACCAAAGCTTGAATAGTCGTGATGTCCACTTTGATTTTCACCTAGCTCAATGCACAAAAGATTAGATGAAGCGTCAAAAAGAACCTGCACCTTCATGCCATTACATTGCCACCAAATTTCATCAATTGTAACTCTTGTGCAGGACTGACCTTTCTCATTTTTTGACAAATTAGAAACATCAATTTTGGTTACTGCACTTTCGCCAGTGCCATCAGATACGTTAGTGAATTTAAAAACAGCTTGCTTTATCCCATCTTGTAAGGTTTGTGAGGCAACTGTATCTGCCATATAACTCTCCTATTATTGATCAGCAAAAGCTGGAGCTGTCGTTGATGTTACGTTACCAAAAATTTGATAGTTAGTCGTATCAATGCCAACAATAGTCACATCAAATCCAGCAGGAACATTTAATTGAATACTGCTGTTTGAGTTACCATCAGAAAAAACTGAACTTACTTCATTACCATCAGTATCTAAAAATGTTACTCCTCCAATGTAAAAGTTTGAATTGCCAGGTGTAACAATTAAAGCATCTGTTCCATCAGCAGCTCCACCAGCATAAACAAATCTAAATGAAGATCCAGCTATAGGAGCAGGTAATGTGTATGTATTATCCTGAGATCCATCTGGCACAAGTAAAATTCTACCACTGTGAGTTGCATTAGTTAAGGTTACGTCACCATCAGATAAGCTAACTGGTGCGCCACCAAGTGTTGTAATCTCTGTAATGGTTCCAGTAGTTCCGTCTTTACTAATAGTTTTAATAGTGCTTTCAGAACGTATAGGTCCTGAGAATGTTGTATTAGCCATGTATATCTCCTTGTCTTGGCTGTTGTCGAAGTTAATTCTTCGTCAAGGTAATTTAAGTATATACAAAAAAAAGGGGTCTGAAAAGACCCCTTAATAAAAAACGAACAATTGTTCGCTTATGCGCCTGGTGATCCGAACACACATCTTGGATCTGAAAAACCAAAGGCATAACGCTCTCTAGCTTTATATCTCATGTTACCAGTATCGAAATCAGCTTCCATACTTGTACTTAATGGTGTTCTTTCAAAATACTTGAAACCATTAGGTGCATCTGTCTTTAAGAAAAACGCATCTGTGTCTGTTAAGAAGTGGTTAATTGTATAACCCTCTGGTAACATACCCATGTTTTTGATTGCGTTTAAATCATTGTCAGAAGTACCTGTTCTTAATGTTGACTCAAGTAATCTATCAGCAACGAATTGTAATGCTGGTGGAACAATAAGCTTCATACCTCTCAAAGCAACAATCATATTTCTCTCATCAACAAATTGTGAAATGTCAATAAGGGCATTTTCTAATGATGTCTCAT